GTTTTATCTTTGGTCCACGGACCCATATAGCCACCTTTACTGGGGAGAGGAATTAACTCACCAGGAGTAGAGCGCACGTGCCAGTCGAGACTGAGTTAAGGCACGTTCGGCTAACGTCGTCACCTGCGCGACGTAGCACTGGAGCCGGCTCGGCGGAAAACGCCGTCGAGTCAGCCAGCTCGACACGAGGCGGCCCACCAGGTGAGCGACCTCGCCAGTTAACGCTGGATGCAAAATCTGCAGCGGGCCAAGTGGTACTCCTCCACCCGGCGCCCCCACCCAATCGACGGCCTCGGCACGGCGAAAACCGCGCCGTTCGAGAGACCGGACTCGTTGCGCAAAGGCCGGCCATCGCAGGCCGACAAAATCTAGAGCGCCGCGAGCGCCGGGGGGTGTCCACCCGGCTCGCACGAGCTTTGAGCACTGTATAAACAAAGACCATGCCATGTAATCGTTCTTGTCTGGCCGCGGCTGTTGCGCCGTAGGGGCATCAGCTGCAAGAGTTGTGAGCCGGCGCACTTCCGTCAGCACCTCCTCGACCTGTGGCACTGTCCAGGCCAGGTCATCGCGTATCCAGCGTTGGTCGGGAATGACTGCGACGCCAGCGCGCAGAGCAGAATTGACTGCCGGGATGTCGTCCCCGGCCAGAATTGAAGCGCGATCATTATCTGCGACGGCGTTTGCAACTGTCTGTGAGATTGTGATCCCCGCGCGCGCCGCAGTGAGAATCACCTGTTGTGCCCGCCACCCCGTGGCGTTCGTAACCCGAATAGAGGTGGTGGTCGGCTTCCGCCGCATGGCACTGTCGGTTGCCCACCCGCGATAGGTTTCGAGTCCCAGACCGCCGTAGGCTCGGGGCCACTGGAGGTTGCGCGCATCAAGTCCTGTCCGTCGAGCCCAACCCGAGACGACCGTGTCGCGGAGGAGATCCACATTCGCCGCACCGCGGCGTCGAAGAGTGCGAAAGGAATCAAAGACCGCAGTGATGACGCCGTCAGGGTGCCAGGGTTCGGGATTCCAGGGTTTTCGCTGCATCAGGCCAGGGACTGCCCGCGATATATAACCTGCGAGCCCACGCGAAGAATACCAAACGCGCAAGAACTCACTTTCCCCGTTGTGAATTCCGAACTTGCCCTCACCAGCTTCGACACCGATGGCGTCGTAGGCCAGCTTCATCAGGAGCGCGGCCCAAAAGTTTCCCGTGACCACGGCGTTGTCGTCACCCCTTATCCACGAGTGCGAGCGGATGTTGATCCCACACCGCTCGAGCACCTCCTCAGCCCAAGCGGTCATAACGAGGTTCCAGGCGTTATCAAGCAGCGTGGTCCACCTAAGTCCTGACATTACGCCGCCGTGCACGCGGAAACCGATAACCTTGCCCGTTGCGGGGTCGCGAACATAGAGCATTGAGTCGTCGAAACCCCCCCTGATGTTTGTAAAAATGGCGGTCAGTTGGGCCACTTGTTCGGACGTCCACAGCGAGTGGTGCGCGTTCTTGAGCGCCTGTTTGTACAAGCAATCGACGATGGCTTGCAGTTCGGCCGTCGTCGGCTGATGGTCCTCCGCGAGATAGTCGAAAGGTAGATCCCAGCCGCTGATTATCTCCATCCACATTCGGTACAGCCGACGGCGCTCGGCCGCGGACCGTTCATTTAACGTCGACCCGCGCCATCGCAGGTATGACGTCCCGAGTGAGCGTGTTGCCCATTCCATTTTGAGATATGTCTCAGTATCGCTCGTCACAGCAGTTCTGAGCTTGCCTTGTTCAGGCTTGACGAAAGCCTTGTTGACCTGTGCTCTTTGCGCCAGTGCAGACATTGCAAGCGCATGTAGATCCGCCACGTCGGGGACCAAGTTCTTGCGAGCCTTCAGCTTGCCTTGCTCGGGGCCATCCGGTGTGTCCGCTTGCCACAACACCTCCCCGACGGACGAGGCGCCAGACGTGGACCACGCGCCGGACTCAACCCATTGCGTGAACTCTTCGTAGTCAATTGTCTCGGCGCCGACCACAAGCTCGGCCTCTGCCAGGCGTGTGAACGTTCCGAGTGGGTCGGGATCGTTGCGTAGCCCGTGGGCCCGACCGCCGTGCGCTAGAGCCTCTGCTTCAGCCACAGGGTCGAACCCCTCATATGGTGGTTGTCGGTATCCACTCAACACCTGATTTTCAGCGATGAGCATGCGGTCCACACCTTCGATCCCTCTGGACTTGGCGAAATTATTTACAGTCTTTGCAGTGTTAGTGAAATGTGAAAGCCCCCCCCCGAAAGCCCCCAAATCGTACCACCACTCTGCCCATCCGCCAGGGACGGGTATGAGACAGTTGGCACATAAAAAGTTTGAAACGGTGATGTAATCGAACGCGCGCCATATCTCAAGCCAACGCAACGTTTTCGCGCGCCCAAAGACGCGCCGATGATAAAGGAAGCAATCTCTGAACCGCAAACGCCGGATCGCGAGATCACTCTTCAGCCTGGCTGGGTAGAGCAGCAAAATAGTCTTGTCATCGAGCCTGCCTGCCAAGAGGCCTGCCCAACCTGACTCCCAGGTCGCCGCAAATTGTGGTGCTGTCTCAACCGGAGGGAGCCGCAACTTTAGCTCGCCGACCGTCAGGGCCACACGCCTGCCGGGCGGCACAAAGCCTGTTTTGTCCTCCACTTCATCCATTAGGGCAGAAGTAGGCTGTTGTAGACCGAGCGCAATATCGCGCAGTTGCACTAATGTCTCAGGGGCAAGATCGGCGGCTCGTGACGCCGCTGCACAATAAGCAATGACCGCAGGATTAGCAGGTGACTCCGTCGCGGTAGGACGGGGCCACCTCAAACCCCCCCCGCACTCAGAACGGTAGTAGTGAGGTCAGGGGTAACAGTTGGATTAGGTGGTCCAGCAGATGAACTAGGAGCTTCTTCGACGTCTGTGGAACCTATATCGGCGAAAGGATCGCTCTGCACACCGCCAAGCCGTTCAAAGGGTATTGTCCGGGCACGCCCAAACTGCCATGCCGGGGTCGGGGCTGGTGTAACACCCACCTGATAACGTGTCCCCAGCGTAGCGTCGTTACCAAAAGGAGCGGCGAGATACAGCCAGCGCTGTGTTGCCGTCTGGGACGGAAACCAGAACGTGGACTCCTGCAAGCTTATAGTTAGCGCGGGCCCTGCCATGTCTTGCGTCACAATGGGCGCGTAGACAATCTGGTCTGCCTCAGGAACGTCGGCATACTCATCGGCCCCGAGTGTCACCATGACCGAGGCCGGGACAGTCTTGAACCACAGCCTGGTGTTGTAAATTTCGTCGTCGACCAGACGTCTAGTGGTAGTAGATGGCGAGAAGTCTTTCTTACACGGGCGCGAAATTGGGCCACGCAGCGTTGAGGGATCATCGGTTGAAATGAATGTTTCGTAGGTTGGTTCGCCCAGCCCTATCGTACCTTCCCCAGGCATGCAAAATCCCGCGAATGCGCGCGGGATGTTGGTGACAAAGGTCCAGATCGTGATGTCCGGTAGGAGCACTGGCACAGTACCGGTCAGTGCCTCCGGCGGCACCGCCGAATTGTAAATGGTCGTGTACCCGTCCGCGGGAGAAAAGGGTGTCAGTCGTCCAAACACGCTCACGCCAAGCGTATCCTGTGCTGGGGCCTGGCCAAAAAGGAATGAAAACAACGCGGCCATCTGCTTCTCGGTCCGCGAGCCGCGGAAGTAGCCTGAATCATCTGCCATCGAGATAAAATGCTTCTGAACGTTGAGCGAAATGAAGGGCGCCTGTTCGTTATCGTACGCCGTGAGCCACGTGTCAGAGCTGAAACCTAAGCCGGCGCGCCAGATTGTGGTTGTAGTGGCCAGCGCGCGAGCGACCATGTTTAACCAATACCACCAAAATGAATTGCCCCATGGGAAAAATAGCGGCGCCATCTGCGGCGGCTGCGCGTCACATTCTGTTAAATAGAGGCACAGCTGGTTCCACGCGGCAAAGTCGAGCCGAGTACCTACGTAGCTCGGTGGTGGAGGCGCAATCTGAGGCCAATCGATTACTGTCTGAAAACCGAGCCGTCCGAGAGGCGAATGTTGCCTCCAGGTTTCATCGTCATCTGCTGGCCATCGGGCGATCCCGGCGACAGTTGAAGCCTGCATGCAGGGGTAGGCCACGCACACTTCAGCGGCCATATAGTACGCATATCGCAGCTCGGTGTCGATGGAGACGTAACTAGACAAATTGGTCATTAGCCGAGCTAAACTGCGCGTGTCCATTTCTCCCCGCCATGACATCACGAATTCGGCCAGCGATACACCATTCACGTCATCGGCCGGGGTCTGCACATTTATGATCTGAATATCCGCACCCAACCCTGGCTGATCGGGGCCATACCGTGGCCGGATGCGCGTCCATGAGTTTGCGAAGAGATCGGTCGTAGGCACCGTCAACTCTGGGGCACGCCTAGGCAATATAAAGTGCAATTTGTAAGGACCATCCAAATACGTATGGCTCGACAAATGCTCGAAAAATTGCTCGTCCAGGTCAGTGCCGTCCGACGCTCGTGTGGAGATGAGAGCGCCAAACATTATGGCAGGCCATGGACCCAGGAGCACGGCCAGTAGCGCGAGCATCAGATGCGGTTTCGGGTCGCTGAAGAAGAGAGGGGCTGGCACGTAAAATGCCTGCGATAGCTCCTCGTTTGGTACAGTCTCGCGAGTAAGGTGGAAGAAAATAAGACACAGACCACCAAAGGGCAGCACAGGGAGCAGATCGCCACCACAATCCTCATCGAAGACGGGCGACGCGTTATAGCTCGGAGTGAGTGTTTGTTGCACCTCGAGGGGTAGACGGGTATAAGGGTCCCACGCAGTGACTTGTCCCGGCATGGGTGTGACACGGCGGTTGGATCGGATGGACAGAGCCGAGTGCAACAAGGCGGCCTTGTCAATCATTTGCTGCATGTTGAGCCCATTCCAGGCTGTATACGAAAGCACTTGATTAACATCCGCCGCGGGGAATCCGCTCATCGTCGTGGTGTCGCGTCGCCCCGCGAGGAAATTATTACTAATGGCACTCTTACGGATATTGTTAGCCAACTCTGACTGCTTGGTTGGGCAGCCTTTCGCGTCCAAATAGGCAATCGCACGTACGCGGAGCCGGTTGGTGGAAGGAATCAGTGGTCCGGCTAGTCCATTGCGGACAGATCTAGGCACGAAGCTCGTCTCGAGCGGGCGCACAGTCGCGTTCTGCCGTAAATTATTTGTAAGCCAGAAAGAGCCAACAATATAGGCCTTGGGCTGGGCATCCTGCTGCTGAGGCATTCTGGAGCTCTCGATAGTCTGGACCTGCAACAACTTTGCCGCAGGATCGAAGGCGGTTGAGGCAATAGGGGTTTTGATGGCGGCTGAGAAAGCGGTTGCCGCTTCAATGTCGGCCATATGTGTCGGGAACGTATTGCCATTGTAGGCATGGGCACGGCGAGCGGCCTTATCAGCATCAGCCTGCCACACCTTCGCAGCGTCGGTCCACGACACGCCAAAACGCTCACTGAACGCGTTCAGAAAGCGCACGCCTCTGACGAGGCTTGACTCCACCCCCCACTTCTCAATTAAAACTCCAGCCACCCACACCGCCGTCCCCATGGCGTCGAACGCCGCTAATGCTTCCTTAGGTTGCTCGACTGTGACACATTCAGTGACGTCCGCTGTTGGGAGCCGAGATAATGTCAGCACTCGCGCTGCTGTGTGCGGAGCCCAGTCCATACCCCAAGCCGCAACGGACATATCATACAAGGCCTGCCCGCTGATCTCAGGATGCAGAATGACGCGCCAGCGTTGACCGGGATGTTTGAGGTAAGACCCGCCCGCCTTAGCCTTCGCGAGGTTTCGAGCCACATACATCCGTCGCTGCGCCCGTTTCGTGCCCCGCGCGCGTGTGTGTTCCTCCTCAGCCGGCACCTCGGTCGTGCGCTTGTTGGCGAGTGGTCCGCGCCCATCCTGCGCCCGACGCTTTGCCTCCGTGGTGGCTTGGGGCGGCCGTGCCGCCACTTGTTCAGTCCGAGTGTCGACATTCTCACCGTCCTCAACCAGATCAGCTATCGGAGCGAAATAGTTATCATCAGGAATGTACCCCTCCCAGAGATGTCCAACAGCGCGACGTATTTCGGGGCACATGATCTCAGTCCAATGCCACGCGGGCACCTCATCTTCCTCCTCATCGCCCGGCTCCTCAGCCATGATCGTGGGGACGCTTGGTCCGCCATCATCTGGAGGTGGCGCTTCGAAAGCAGGCACCCCGTCATTCGCAAATGCGTCGGGCTCTTCCGTGAGGTCGACGACCACGTGGGCAGATGTGCGGCCGGAAGCACTTGTCCATGAACCTAAACTGCATGGATCAACGCCGGCTCGCAATGCTCGCATGACCGCACCGGGGTCAAGGTTGGCGAAGTTGCCATTGAGAGCGTGCATGTCGTGATTGTGCCTCGAAGCCTGCCATCTCTGCACCGCAACGTGGGCAAACCACCCCACGCTAAAAAGAACGGCGACGTACACCCAGGCGGCCTGCGTCCACCAATACATATCGCCGGCTCCCCACAGCGTAAATATATTCCCGTTCTTCGCATGAGCCGCGCGGTTTGTGCCGCCATATGCACCGCTGGGCGGATCGGGCGCGGATGCAGGTGCACGAATCTCACTCACCCATAGAGGTGCGTCGAATCCACCATCGGCCCCGACAATACGGACATCGGTAGCCTCGAAGGAGCCTGCGCCAATGACTGGCACTGGGTTGCCCTCCGAGTTGAGCACTTCGACGTTCAGGAAACCATCCACGCTAGCTGCTCCGATTGATGTGATGGATGCTGTTACAGGTAACAATCCCGTGCTCCCAGGCACATCCTCGCCTGCCACGCGTGCTATGTTTACATCCTGTGTGACCCCCGACGAATAACCGTCAATATTGACGGCAATAAGAGATGTCTGGCCGATCAGCGTCACTTGAGGAGAAACCGTTATTTCGTCAACCACGATCGAATTAACGATCGAGTTGACTTCATTGACATTGGTTGCTCCAGTCGTCCCCTGGCTGGCAATCTGCTTCATTGGGAACCCACAAGCAGACTGCCACCCTTCAGGCAGTCCAAGGGTCATTGACAATGATGCGATGCCAGAGACGTCGGCATTCTTGGAGATAACATCTAGGCGAACCTTATTCGAGGGGTCACCAAGCAACGGAGCGCTGCACTCTCCTACCGTCATGACCGCGGTCTGCTGTTCCTTGAGATACGTCGATCCCGCCCACAGTAAATGGAAAGTAGATGAGTCGACATCCGTTGCGGGCAAGGACGTGCCTATCTGAGAGGCTGACGTGCCTGTGTATAACATGGCCCACACGCGTGTCGCGGCCTCGTTGCCATTTGCGACCGTGATTGATCCCTCACGCACGGCGGCAATCGAAAAACCCGCACCAGCTTCAAAGATCTGGAAGCTGGACACTGTATTGGCCACCAGGGTGAGCGAGTCAATCCAAATATAGGCAAATGCCATGCCTGGGTTCTCAAAATCCGGCCGCGTGAGCAAAAGCTGTTGCCTAGTAGTCCAGCTGTTCTCGATCAGCGCCCATTTATGGATCATTAGATCAATCTGAGCCAGGCATATCGTCAATGACCTGCGCCCATAACCGCGGCGTCGGCGAGAGCATGCCTCTGAGGCCGTCCTCAACTGGGCTGCAATGTGGGTCCACTGCACGTCGTGACGTATACGCAGGCGTTTCACGTCCACCCAGTCGAGGATATGATCAAAAATCTCTGTAGCCGTATGCTGTGACAGCCTCTCGCCACCAGACGATACACCCTGTGGTACGCATGGGCCAGGCTGAGGGTGGATGCCATAGCGAGTCAAATCCTTTTTAAAATCAGCTGCCGCCACCTTCATCGCCGCGAACTCTGCTTCCACATCGCTGTGCAGACTGGCAACTGCAGCTATCATGTCGATGAAGATACCCAGCGCCGGGGGGATCTGGGGAGCTCGTGCCAATAACGCCCTCAACTGAGCATTCTCGGCCCGAAGTGCGTCCACCTCCGAGTCTTCGTGATCGGTCGTGACGGCCAACGACGGACATACCTCGGCACGGGCTACCATCGCCAAGGCTTGTAGAGCTAAATTTGTCGCCTTTGCACCAGCGGAATGATACGCCGCCATCTTTGTGTCGCGCACGCCGCCGAAAATCTGTACATCTGAAAAACGTACTGACGCTCGAAACCGTGGCATATGAGAAGTACCACCGGTAAGCGGCATGGTGAAGGCTGAGGTCGCTCCTACCAGTGGGGCGACCTGTTCCCACGCCACCTTGCCAATAGTGGGAACACCATCCAATTCAACCTTATCAGGGTGGTCTTTATATGGATCCTCGTACGTCTGAGCGATCATCAGGGCTATCGCACGCTCAAGTTCGTCCCCTCTCTGCTGTGCTTCAAGACGGAGGTCGCCTAAGACGTCGGAAAGCGCATCAGTGCCGGATGCGCGACGGGTGCCAGTCAATGCTCTCCCTTGGACTTCGGGAGTACTGCGCCCTGCAGGATGGACCGTCCTGCGTGGACTTCCACTAGGTATCGAAACTCCAGGCTGCGTACAGCCCCCGGTGGCGGTGGAGTGATTTATGAATTGATAGTTTCTCTTCATAATGCCTTACTTTAGGCTAATGGGCACGACTGCCAGTTCAGGCATCTATCGGCGAGGCGCGTGCCTCCTCGCCGCTCGTGGCGCCATAGCGGACGAGCGCTTCCATTGCGGTGTCGGCGCTTGCCCGGGATGGCGTTTGTTCCCCCCGATGTGGTCGAGATCCACATCGGGTCCGTTCTTCCTCCCACCCTGAAGTCGGAACGGCTTAAGATTACCTCCGCCTAAGACGGAGCAGGGTTCGGTGTGAGGCCGAGCGTTGTGCCCTAAGCATGCGGGAATAACCCCGGACCACACCCAGGCACTGTGTCTGCAGCGACCTTCAGCTGCAGCTCACGCGCGATGACTGCCTCACCCCTCGGTGCTACGGGCTTCCGACCTCAGCCGGTTGCTTGCGCAGCATCGGCACGTCGTCGCGTCATCAGACGACGTGGCTGGTCAGGAAAGGCCCCGTTAGGGATACGGAGAGAAGACCAACTCTCCC